GGCGACCTTCGCCACCAGCTCGGCGCGCTCGCGCTCCTTCTTCAGCTCGTCCAGCTCGGCCTTGAGCCTGTCTCGTTCCTCTACCGCCTTCTGCAGCTCGCTCTTGGAGGCTTCCTCCGCTTCATCGAATTTCGCGGCCTTCGCCTGGAGTTCGCCGTAGTCGGCGTACTTTGCGCGTTCGCGGCTGAGGCGTTCGCCGATGATGGCGTCCATCTCCGTCTGAGTGAACGTGCGCTCCGCAGATGCGCTCTGCGTGGCGTTCTCCACCTGTGAGGTGTTCTCTTCGGACATCTCGGTCCCCTTTCCAGCCTTTGGCTGTCGTCATCCCGTGGTCAGCCACCACGTGGGCATATGAAAAAACCGCCTTTCGGCGGTTAATTCCTTGGTTGTGCGTACTCGAAAACATATCCGTGTACGTGTTTTTGCTTCGGATTCTTTCTACAGCACTGGCAAATCCTGCCTGGGTCGCATCCAGTCTTTTGGCCTGCTTCCTTTATTGACTCGAACCTTGCAATCTCTACGCCATTGAAGTATTGGATGACTGATCTAGATTTGCTCTTTGCGTGCTTCGCTCTGGCTGAACCGTAATTAACGTTGTATTTTCGACTGCACCATTCGAGATTCGACGCTTTGTTGTTCGTCTTGTCCTCATCGATATGGTTAACCTCTGTGTAGTTGCCCTTATTGCCAACAAAGGCCCTGGCGACAAGCTGATGGACTTGCTGGCTTTTCGCTTTCTCTCGATTCCATAGAGCAACCACCATGTACCCATAACGGTTTTTGTGCAGTTTCCTAATACAGCCAGTTTCAGCGTTTCTGACTCTTCCCAAATCACTGACTTCGTAGCTCTCGAATCCTTCGATTGCTTTCCACTGTTCTTCTCTGTTTGGCATTTCTGCCCCCGTATCTCCCGCATCTACGAACCGAAGAACCCGCCCCCGATACGGGAAAGGAGCGGGTTCTTACGTCTCGCGATTTCACACAGGGAGCTACCCTGTAATCGCCATGAAAAAAGGGCCCGAAGGCCCTTGGTTCATCGAAGTTAAAAACAATGCTTCACAGCAGATCGGCTATGAAGTCGCATACCCTCTCGGCTGCATGCCCGTCGCACATGTCTGCGACCTTATCAACGAAATCCCGCTCCATGTCCGTCATGCCGTTCTGCGCGGCTTCGCGGAGCATCGCGAGCAGGCTCTCCTCGTTGTCCTCGGCATACAGCCATCGCGAGCTGTACGCGTTCGGGTACTCGAAGTACATGCCGCGTGTCTTCAGATACGATTTGGCATCGTCCACAGTCAGCACGACGGGTTTGCCGATCAAGTAAGCATCGAATAGCACGGAGCTGTAATCCGTAATAACCGCGTCGCAATCGTTCAGATACGGCGCGATGCCCTCGCTCGTCGGCACCTCCACGATCCTGTCAACGTCCTGCGCGACTATCGGTTCGCGCTGGAAATAATGCCGTTTGACTACGATTATCTCGTCATCTTCAAGCATCGCGTCCAGCTTCGCCCAATCGATTGATGGAAGCCTGTCGCCGTCGTTTCGCCCACGGAAGGTCGGCGCGTAGAGATATGCGCGCTTGTACTTCGCCATGAACGTCCCGCCGTCGCCCTTGCGCTTGCCGACATGCATGTCGGAGCGCGGGAAGCCGAGCGGCACGACGCGATCCATAGGGATGCCGTATTGCCTTGCCACGATGTCGCACGTCTTTGTGGACGCGTTGATGACGTAGTCTGTCTGCTTCAGCCCTTCCTTATCGATTCCGCGCCTCTTCTCGTCAAGCGCGTAGCGTTTGCCGCCTGTTATTCCGTGTCCGATGTTCACCAGCACGAAATCCTTGTTCTGAACATGAGGGGTCAGCGTGTCGGTGACCACGACATCGTATCCGCTGACGTTCGCTATCGCCTCGACCGGCTGCACCAGCTCCTTCTTGCCTTGATAGGCGTCCCAGACTGCCCTGATGCCCTCATCGCGCTCAAGGCTGTGGTTCGAGGCGAACAGCACCGTGCCTTTGCCGGCGTATCTCCGTGCCGCGATCGCCTCGTCCCACGTCATGTTGCGGTAGCGCGTAGGTTCGCTCCCGACCTTCCACGGCGCGTCGCCCAGCGCAGCGTAGTGCGTGATGACGGGGTTGCCGACTGGGTCGTTGAACCACATGTTGTTATACTCCCTCGGCATCTCGCAGATGCGGCCCTGGCACAAATAGTTCATCACGTCTTGCTCGGGCCACGCGTACTTGCGTTTGTTCAGCACCTCGATGCACTCGTCGGCCTTGCCGTCGCGCAGCTGCGCGAGGTTGAAGAGCGCGACGCCCAAGTTTGCGTACTGAAGGCCGTTCGCGCTTTTCTGCCGCTCGGTCACCGCCGCGAAGTAGCATCCGTCAATCGGCAGCTCCCAGATGCCCGACGCGTCGCGATGGCATATCGTGTCTGTGTCAAGAGACAGCACGGTATCCACGCCTTCGAGGATGTGGCACAGCGCAACTCGCATCAGCACCATCCATGTCCAGCACGTATTGGCGTTCGGCCCGTCGAGCGGGAAGAATCCCTGACCGCTGACGTCGTGGACCTGCACGAAATCGGGCAGCGGTCGCGGAAACTCCGAATCCTCTACGACGAAATGGACTACGTCGACGGGCGTGGTCGCCACGAGCGACTTCGCCGCCGTCTCCATCTCGTCGTAGATGTTCCGCGTCGCACAGTACGCCGCGTGTCTCAGCTCGGCCATATCACCTGCCTGAATTCGTGCCCGCACGCCACGCGCGCGTCGGCGATTATCTCGATTCCGTCATCCCTCGCCATGTTGCAGAAGTTGATATCCTCGCCTCCCGACGAGAACTCATCCTTGCAGGCGTACACGTCCTCGCGCAGCCTGTCGATGTAGCCGTCGTCCGTCCACTCGAACCACGGGAAGTCGAGCCGCATGAATACCGTCGAGTCAATCAGCGCGCAGCCGAGCCCGCCGCCCTTCACGGCGAACGCCGTCGTGCCGCCGTCCCTCATTGCGCGCAGCTCGTCGCCTGTGTACATCTCCCAGCCGTCGCCCAGCTTGTAGAGCGTGGCGAATCGATGCTCGCCGCGCGCGTACCTGTTCAAGTAGTACCCAAGCGCGATGTCTGCATCATGCTCGAGAAGATTCCCAAGCGCATCGGACGGCAGCGCGATGTCGTTGTCCACCATGAGCACGCGGTCGTAGCCTGCGTTGAGCGTATCCGCTGCGATGCGGTTCCGAGCCATGGCGCAGCCATAGCCCGTACGCGGCCTGTAATCGACGTGATGTCCGCATTTGTCGAGGCGCCAGAGCGATTCGGAGGTTGCCTGCGAGATTCGACCGTCGTATGTCGGCACTTCGATGAGGATGCGCACATCCGCCCCTATTCTTCGTCGTCTTTCCGATATCCGTTCATCGCCGCGTAGCGTTCGCGGTGCTGCTCGTTGATCTTGTCTTTGTTTTCCTGGTATAAGTCGCGCCTGATGCTGTTTATCTTCGCTTGGCTGCTGCGACCGTCTGCGTCGTCGTAAATCTTCTCGTACTTATCAGGGTCGTATCCCGCGTACTGCGTGTCGCGGTCGAAGCGGATGGCGAACTCGCACTCGCAGTTGTCGTGAATATGGTCGGCGTGGTTCCCCATCGCCGTCGACCTCGCGGCTGGTTGCCAGCCGTTCGAAGCGAGCGCGATGCAGAACGCGCATGTCTCGGAGCCGCCCGGTATCCAGGCGTACTCCGCCCCATTCTTCTGCGCGTTCAGCATGATGGTGTTCGTCGCCTGCCGCTTCACGTCGGCTGCGACAGCCGATGCGATCGAGCGAGCGAAGCCCTCTTTATCGCCCGCCACGTACTTGGCGAGCGATTTGTTCGAAGCAATCGCAAGGCGCTTCACCCTTACGTTCGGCGGGTCGTTCACAGCAACGGCCTTTACCACGTTCTTAGCGCCCTCGGCTGCTGCCATCTGGTCGAACCATGACGCCGCGAGCGCCGACGTCGACTTGCCGTAGTTCATCGATGCCCACGTCATGAATGCGCGGAGATCCTTCATCGAGCCGTCGAACCGCTTCATGACCCAGCCGTAGGTGACATCGAACGCCTCGGTACGCTGCGCCTCAAGGCGTCTCGTATAGTCAGACCACGCCTTCTTCGAGACACGGCGCGCCATTCTATTCCTCCTCGAACTCCTCGAAGCCGACCATGTTGGCTATGCCGGCGGCGCGGTCGGCGTCCGAATTGATTCGGATGATGTCCGTCTGAGAGATGCCGAGCTGCTCTAGCGTGTAGTCGCTCTGTGCCAGCTTCGGCACCGCCTGCGTGGCCTTGAGGATCGCGTCGGCCTGCGCCACAAGCGACGGTTTGCGTGGGTCTTTGAAGTGCGCGGTGAAATCGAGTTCGCGCACGTCTTCATAGGTCTTGTTCATGTCGATTGCGAGAGCCATGGCTGCGATGTTGTCCAGCGCCTCCTGGTTCGAGCGGTTGAGCGCCTCCGCCTCGATGCACAGGTTCGAAGCCGCCGTCTGAACCGCCTCTGCGCTTACGTAGGTCGACTGCACGACGCCAAGGTCGCTGACGGGGATGTTCGTGACTCCGCTGAACTGATTCGCCAAAGAGTTGATGTACTCGATGTGCGGCGACATCGACATCTGCGAGAACTGCCCGACCACGGGCGCCTCGCCCGTCTGCGGGTTCTCCGTGAAGCCCATTATCGAGCCGATCACGTACTTCCACTTGTCGCCGATGAGGGCCTGGAGCTGGTCGTCTGACAGCCCTGACGCCCATCTCTGCGGGTTCGTATAGAACTCCGCGCTCACCTCGATGCGCTCCATCTCGCGGAGATAGTCGTCCGTGAGGGCCATGACCGGGTGCGTGATCCTGCTGCGTCCGAACGGCTTGAAAACGTCGGCGCGGTAGATCATGGGCTCCATCATCGGCCTGCCCATGGAATGCTTGACCTGCTCAGCCGACCACGCCCCGCCGTTGCTCGAGCACACCCACGTCGAATCGTCCAGGTAGATGTTGACCAGGCGCGGGCTGTACGTGCCGTCGAATTCTGACGTCACGCCGTCGATTATCGCCAGACCCGCGCTGATGCGCTGCTCGACGTTGTCCCAGAGCGCCGACGCGGTCTCCGCGCT